GATCCATCAGAAAAAAAAAAGGCAAAAATAACTAAGGGATCTCAGGGATATGATAATTTTTATAGCAGTGTATACACAGCAAGCGAAAACGAAGTTTAGGAGGACCCATGGAAAAAATAATTAATATTGATGGAAGAGATGTTAAGCTAAAAGTAAATGGTGGTTTTTTAATCAAATACAAGACAAGATACAAGCGTGATGCTCTTCAGGATATCATGAAGATTTTTGAAAATGTGAATTCAAATGAACTAGAAAATCTTGAAGATGATTTAACTGCTCAATTTAAGGCCATGCAAAGTATAGATACTGAAATATTCTACAGAATACTTCACATGATGGCTAAGACAGGTAATCCTGATATTACAGATGACGTTGAAGAGTGGTGTTGTAGCTTTGACAATCTTCCAGTGTTTGATTTGATGGAAGATATTATTGAGATTTTCTTATCTTCAATGACTTCCAATATTCAAAAAAAAAGAATTTAGAAAGTGAGGACAGTCACGAACTCACTACAGAAAAGCTTATGGCTGGGGCTTTTAAAAGGCATTTACCATATGAAGCCTTTTGTGAAATGAATATATGCATGATTATAGATTATATGACTGAATATAATGATATGTTCTATTCTCAAAATGAAAGCAGCACAGACAGAGAAGCAACTCAAAGTGACTTTGATAGATTTTAGCAAAAATAAGGACCTGAAAGGGTCCTTTTTTATTGCGGAAAGGGGGTAAATATGGCAGGAAAAATAAAGGGAATAACAGTCGAGCTTGGTGGCGATTCAACCAAATTAGACAAGGCTATGAAAGATCTTAACAAAGAGAGTAGAAACCTTGATAGCCAATTAAGGCAAATTAATAATTCGCTGAAATTTAACCCTGGGAACACTGACCTTTTGGCTCAAAAACAAAGAGTGTTAGCAGAGAAAATAGAAAATACTAAAAACAAGCTTGATGTTTTAAAACAGGCTCAAAAGGAAGCTGAGGCTGCTTTTAAAAATGGAGACATAGGAGCAGAAGAATATGAAAAACTACAAAGAGAAATTCTAAAAACTGAAAATCAGTTAAAGAGTTTAAAAAAAGAGCAAACTGAAATAAACAATGGTTGGAAAGGAACTGGAGAGAAGCTAAAAGAAGTTGGTCAAAAATCAGAAGCTGTGGGAAAATCCCTAACCAAAGGGGTTACTGCTCCAATTTTAGGCATTGGTGCAGCATCTATAAAAGCATTCACAGAAGTTGATGAAGGCTTAGATATTGTAGTTCAAAAAACTGGAGCTACAGGAAAAGCAGCCCAAGATTTACAAAAGTCTTTTAAAAATGTATATTCAAACTTCCCAGCAAGCTCTACAGAAGTCGGAAATGCCTTGGGAGAGGTTAATACGCAGTTTGGATTTTTAGGAAAAGAGCTTGAAGATAAGACAAGCTTAATGCTTAAATTTTCTCAAATAAATGGTCAAGATGTAACCCAGTCTACCATACAATCAAAGCAAGCAATAGAAGCATTCAATTTAACTGGTAAGGATTTAGATCTAGTATTAGATAGCGTTACAAAAACCGCACAAAATACTGGGGTTTCTACAGATAAATTGTTTGACAGTGTTGTCAAAGGAGCTCCTGCTCTTCAAGGAATGGGGCTTAACTTTAGCCAGTCTGTTGCCCTTATGGGACAATTTGAACAGTCTGGAGTGGATTCCTCAAAGGCAATGTCTTACCTAACAAAAGCACAGGCAAATTGGGCTAAAGAAGGAAAGACTATGGAACAAGGTCTTACTGAACTAACAAGTAAGATTAAGGGGGCTAAAAATGAACAAGAAGCCATTGCTTTGGCTACTGAAACATTCGGAACAAAAGCAGGTCCAATGATGGCAAAGGCCATAAAAGATGGCAAGTTAAATTTTGAGGAGTTGGCAGGTGCCGCAAATGGGGCAAAAGGGGCTGTAACGTCAACTTTTGATGAAACAAAAGACCCTATAGATGAATTTAAGGTGGCTATGAATAACCTTAAAATCGCTGGAGCTGAATTAGGCGAAGCACTTCAAAAAGCACTAGGTCCTATTATAAAAGAAGTAATAGAAAAGTTAAAAGGCTTTACAAAGTGGTTTTCAAGTCTTTCGCAGGGTCAAAAAGAATTCATAATAAAAATAGGGCTACTAGCTGCTGCGGTGGGTCCTGTTGTTATTGTGTTTTCCAAACTCACCCAAGGGGTAGGAGGGTTTGCATTAAAGATGGTAGGACTTTCTGCTAAAATAACACAGGCTGGAGGGGTCATGTCTTTTTTATCTGGAGGGATGGCAAGCCTTATGGGAGTAATTTCCACTTTACTACCAATTGTAATTGCTCTTGGTGCTGCCTTTTTAGTAGGTAAATTAATATATGATCACTGGGCAGAAATCAAGCAATTTTTCATAGACACACTAAATACCTTAAAAGATCTAGTTGAATCTATCTGGGAAGGAATTAAAGCTGTAACTGAGGCTGTATGGGAAGGAATAAAAACATTTTTTATAGGATTGTTTAAATTCTATAAAACGCTTTTTACTACTGTATTTGAAGTCTAAAAAACAATCATAACAGGGGTTTGGAATGGGATAAAATATGTAACAGAAACTATATGGAATGGCATTAAAACATACTTTAACAATTTGTTTAATATGTACAAACAAATTTTCACTTCTGTGTTTAACACCATAAAATCTATTGTGACAGGTGTTTGGAATGGAATTAAAAACATTACATCAAGCATTTGGAATGGGATTAAAAATATAATAGGAAATAGTTTAGATGGTGCTGTAAGAACCATCTTTAATTTTGGCCGTAGATTTTATGAGGCAGGAAGAAATATAATAGGTTCAATTGTAGATGGAATTAAATCAGCAATTAGCTGGGTAACAGACGCAGTGCAGGATGTTGTTCAAGGCATTAGAGACTTTTTGCCATTTTCTCCTGCGAAAAGAGGACCACTTAGAGACCTTAATAGGTTGAATTTTGGAGGTACTATTTCAGAAGGAATAATTAAAGGCAAGTCAGCAATCCAGGATGCAATGGCCAATGCATTAACGGTTCCTGAAATAGCTTTTTCCGGAGTTGGTACAGATTTTTCAAATTCAAATGGAATATCTTCAGATATATATCAAGGAGAAAGAGTTATTTTAAATATAGAAAACATGAGCCTAAGAGATAGAGATGATGCCAAATATATGGCAGAAGAGCTATATAGGCTAAACAGTCGGGCAAAAAGAGGGAGGGGATTATAAATGAGCTATGCATTTTCAGAGAATGATCTTATATTCAATGGGTTTAATTTTAAAGATTTACTTAAAGTTGAAAAGGTAGAGATGAGTCTTATTCCTCAAATTGAAAATACATCTCAAAAAATCCCAGGACGTGCTGGAGCTGTTTTTAGAAAAAACAATCTAGGGATAAGAGAAATAATAATTTACTGCAGAATTATAAAAAGTAACAAGCAAGAAATCTTTGATTTTAGAAGGAGATTGTCTTCACTTTTATATACAGAAAAGCCAGAAATACTAAGATTTAGGAATGAAAAAAATCTTTATTACAAGGCTATTTTAGATGGCGATATAAAGTATTCAACATCAAGAAAAAGTGCAGAAGTTGCATTAAAGTTTGTTGCCCACGATCCATTTGGGTACTCCGATATCAAAACAATAAGCGGAACTGGAGATAGGATTTCTTTTAATTATGATGCATCCTATAATACCAGTGCTATCATTAGCCTTACCCTTACAAGCTCAGCAGAAATATTTCTAATCCAGGATTTGACATCTACTAAATTCATAAGAATCATAAACAACTTTAGTCCTGGAGCAAAAGTTAAGGCTGACTGTATAAATAATTTTATAGAAATAAACGGGGAAAAATCTATGAGGCTTTTGGATTACAAAAGTGACTTTATCAAAATAAAGAAAGGTGAAAATAGGTGGGCTTTTTCTCAAAGTGTAAACTATGAGATAGCATACCAAGAAAGGTGGCTATAATGAATGTTTTATTATTAGATAGAGAAGAGACTTTAATAGATTATATAGACATCTTTAATCCAGAAGACGAGGAAAGCATCAATGCCGATTCAATACTAACTTTTAGCACTTTTTACAAGAATATCGAGAAAGGATATCGCATACTATATCAAGATAGGCTAAATAAGTGGCATGAATATATTATTCAGTCCGCAAAAACCAAACATGATTCAAACAATGATATTTTTATTGAAGTATACGCTGAAAATTCATTTTATGAGACACTGGGAGATTATATTGAAGATAAAAGACCTAGAAATTCAACAGCAACAAATGCACTTTCAGAAGCACTTGCTACAAGTAGGTGGGAAGTGGGAGTTGTTGAAAATCTAGGGCTAAATACAACAAGTTTTTACAGATGTAGCGTTAAAGATGCCGTTCAAAATAAAATTGTAAAAGTTTGGGGAGGAGAATTTTCTACCAGCATCGAGGTTGAGGGCAATAAAATTGTGAGCAGAAAGGTAAATATCTACAAAAAACGTGGTGATGATCATGGTAAAAGATTTGTATATGGAAAAGATATACATGAGATTGAAAAAGTCGTCAACGAAGAAGATATCATCACAGCCTTATACGGATTTGGTAAAGGTGAGGAAATTGAGGAAACTGGTGGCCATGGAAGAAGAATAGATTTTGCAGATATAAATAACGGCAAGAAATACGTTGAAAATAATGCAGCAAGACTAAAGTACGGCCGAAATTCAGATAAAGGTAAAGTCCATGTCTTTGGCAAGATTGAGTTTGACGATATTACAGATAAAAATGAACTTTTGGCAAAGACAAGAGAAGAACTTGAAAAGGCATCTACCCCTAAAATCACATACAATGCAACGGTTGAAGATTTAGCAAAATATGGGTTTGAATATGAAGGAGTAAAGCTGGGCGATACCGTCACCATTATTGATGAAGAACTTGGATTAAGGCTTAAGGCTAGGGTCATTAAGTTGGTTAAAAACCTGGATGATTCAAATGCTGACAAGGTTACTTTAGGAAATTTTGTCGAAACTACCAATGATTTATTTATAGAAGCCTATAAGAAAATTAATGACTTTAGAAATAAAGAGGCTATTTGGGATAGTGCAAGCAAGAAAATCCAGGATGGTATTGATGCAGAATTTCTAAACAACGTTATAGATAAAATAAACACTGAAATAAACAATTCAGGTGGGTATGTATATATATCAAAAGATGGTAAGGGCATAATTACTTATGACAAACCACTAGATCAGAATCCAACAAAGGCTATCCAATTAATGGGTGGATCCATAAGGATAGCAAACAAAAAGAAGTCAGATGGGACCTGGGACTGGAGAAGCTTTGGCACAGGTGATGGATTTGTTGCAGATGAAATTATCACAGGTATTTTAAAAGGTGGAAATGTAAAGTGGAACTTAAATGACGGAACTTTCCTAATAGGTGAATCTGAAGATAATTATTTACTAAAGTTTGATGGCAGCAAACTGAAATTTGGAAGTGGAACCATAGGGGAAAATAACTTATCAGAAAGCTTAAAGCAAGAATTAAAAGGCAAAGATGGAGAGTCTTTTAAGTTCAACCTGCTATCCAACGGAGACTTCCATGAGGATTTCACTAAAAATAAACCCAGCTACTATTCTGGCGGCCTGGATGAATGGTTGGTGCACAGCCAGGAAGAAATGAGTCGCATTCACATCGCTAATGCTGATGGAGGAAATATCATGGATGTGACTATAGCAAGTAGTGGAGTGCAGATCATTCAAAAGGTTAATTTAAAGAAAAACACCAAATATTATATTAAAATTATGGGAACATCACAATTGCTGTACTTAGGATATCGAGGAGAGTCTTATAAAGAAGTGTTAACTATCAAAGAGCTGTCAGACCAAAATTATAAAATGTATAATGGCGAATTTACAACCGACAACCATAGTCTTCATACTGTGGAAATATACTGCGGGAAGAATAGTAAAATTAAGTGGATTATTTTGTCTGAAGAACCAATAAGCTCTACTAAATGGTATCCATCGCAAAAAGATTTAAAAGGAAAGGATGGG